GCCAACAAGGGGCTGGTTGAGTACCGTGACGGTGACAACGCGATGGCTCCCTTCATGGTGATGGGCTCCGATCCGATCAATGTCAAGCGTGAAGGCTACGAGATCCACGAATACGAACCCACCTACATCAGCCAGGCTCGTAACCTGACGGTTGATCAGCTGAAGCAGCGTGGATTCGGTGAAGCGATCCTGAGCAACAGCACCGAGGAAGAACGCGCCGCGAAGCTGGTCTCCGAAGATCTGGCTCTGCTGGAGCGCCGCTTTTCCCGCACGGAGGAGTATCTGTGCTCTCAGGTCATGATCAACAATGGCTTCTCCGTAAAGGCGAAGCGCGATGAAGATCCGAGTCATGATGACACCGTGCATATCAATTATTACGATCCCACCAAGGGCAATGACGGCGCCTACACCATCACCCAGTGGGGAGCTGGCACCACCTTCGCGGATGTGGCGGCTGACATCGAGGCGATGTGCGATGCGCTGAGCGAGCGCGGACTGCCTGCCGTTGACCTGGTCATTGGCCGGAAGGTTCGTGACTTCCTGCTCTCCATGAGCGATTTCCGCGACCTGGTGAATAAGCAGAGCGGCATCATCGTGGCCGAAGGCGGCATCCGGCAGACCCTGAGCAGGTATCAGGGCGTGACGTTCCTGGGGACCATCAACTTCAACGGCTACGAGCTGAACGTGATCGTGTCCAACGAGCAGTACAGCGCCGTCTCTGGCGGTTCCGTGGTTCGCACGAACTACTTCCCGGCCACTTCCATGATGGTCACCGCCCCCAACGCCGGCCATCTGATGTATGCCCACATCGTCCACATGGACGAGGAAGGCAATGTCGATACCATCACCGGCAAGCGGGTGCCTGACCTTTTTGTGGACCGCAAGCGCAAGACCCGGGAGATTATCCTGGAGAGCCGTCCTCTGGCCGCTCCGCAGAACTACAGCCCGTGGATCTACGCGGCTGGCGTTGTGGCCTGATAGCCGCGTGAAAGGAGATACGCAGCCATGTTGATCAAGATCATTAACACGACCTATGGGCACCGTCCCATTCTGCCGAACGGGCAGAAATCCCATTACGTGATTCCTGTGAGGCCCGGCAATCCTCCCATTGAGGTGGAACAGGCCGAGGGAGAACGCCTGATCGCCCTGGGAGTGGCCGCAGAGGTCACCCCTGAGAAGATCACAGCCCCGAAGACGGAAGCGCCAGAAGGGGCCTCTGAAGCTCAAACAGAGGGCGATGCCGAAAAGGTCAGCCTCGACAGCATGAGCTTCAATGAGCTGAAGGCGCTTGCGCAGGAAATGGGCCTTGATGTCGGCGGGATCCGGAGCAAGGCTGGCATGATCGAAGCGATCACCACCGCGCAGGAGGATCCCGGTGACGGCTTTCCCTCTCTTGACGCTCAGGATGTGATCGACTGATGGGCTTCAAGGAACAGGCTCTGCAGGACAATCTGAAAACCTTCCTGGACATCAGCACCTTCGGCGAGAAACGAACCGTCACCTTTGATGGGGAAACCTACAGCGGGGACGATGATGAGGGAATCGCCTGTGTGATCAGCCAGATGAAGGAGCAGGACAGGGTCACCGTCATGAGTGACCACGAACACGGGATCTACCGCGTGTCGGCAGTCTTTCACTGCGCCCTGCAGGACATCGGCGGCAGTATCCCGGAGAAAGGCCGGAAGTTCGGAATCTATGATCCGGATGACAACTTTCTCCGGGAATACTATGTCGGCCAGTCCTCCTGTGACCATGGCATGGTCCGGCTGGAGCTGGAAGCACTGGATGAGTGAGGTGATTCAGCATGGGCGTGATTGATGTCAGCGTCAACGAGGCCGGTCTGAATTCACTGGACTACGTCAACACGGTGCTCTTCTCCTTCCCGGGCAAGGCCATGGTGGCAGTCAACAGGGCCGCAAAACGCGCAGGCGCAGCCGGTAAAACGGAGGCGAAGCGCTATGCCACCCGGGTCTACAACATCAAAGCCGGCCAGTTCACAAAGAACACCACGACCACGGTCAAGGTGATGGGCGGCGGCGGTGGCGCGACCAAGGTGATCATCCGGTATGCCGGCGCAATGCTGGATCTGCTGGAATTCAATCCGAGGATTTCAGATTCCGATGGTGTGCGATATCAGGCGAAGCGCGGAAACGAGGTTCACCTGCAGCATGCCTTCGACATCCAGGCGTACGGCGGTCATGTATATGAGCGTGTCGGCAGGCCGAGATTTCCTGTCAGAAAGAAACTCGGACCTTCCACGCCTCACATGCTGAAAGATACCGAGGTTGCCGATCCGCTGGGAAAGCGGATCATGGAAGTTTTTAACGAGCGTCTGTCTCACGAGATCGGGCGCATTCTGGGACGGTAAAGGAGGGCTGACAGATGACAAGCGTGAAGCTGCTGGAGGCTCTGAAGATCCGCACAGAAGCCGCGATCGAGGAGCTTTTCATGCCGATCAAGCCGACCAAGGGAGAACCGGCTCCGGAGATCCGGATTCCGGCCGTCTACATTGCCAGGCTTCCGGATGAAAAGGCGTCCAACAAATACGCTCCGTATGTCCTGCACACGATTGTGAACACGTCCTACACCCAGCAGCCCGGGGACATGCCTCTGGGGCTGGCCAACGTGCGGACGCTGTTCTGCGTGTATTCCGCAGATGAGCAGGAAGGCGGTCTGCAGCTCCTCAACCTGATGGAGCGCATCCGGATTGACCTGATGGCCAACCCGGTTGTGGAGAAGCAGTTCCGGCTGGACTATGAAGGCGGGATTGAGCAGCTGGTTTATCCGGATGACACCGCCCCGTTTTACCTGGGCGAGATGATGACGGTGTGGAAGATGCCACCCGTCAGAAGGGAGGAACGAAGCGTATGGGACGGACAACCACACAAGTTCTGAAGGATCAGAACACCTACTTCGTGTACATCGGGCCTACGATCAAGAGCGCCGCGCAGCACAACACCATCATCACCGGAACACGGGATGAGGTGCTGAAGAAGCTGGCCGGCGCGATTGAGAAGTATCCCCTGATGGCACAGCTTCTGATCAGCGGCGATGAGCTGGCAGAAGCCCGGAAACAGATTAAGCAGCCCGGCACCCGCCTGTACAACGTGTATCGGCGGTTCGTGAACGGACTCACAAAGAATGGAGGTTAATTACCAATGGCTAAGCATGGCGTCTTTGTGCTGGAGCAGGCCACCAGTGCCGCGACTCCCGCAACGGTTGAAACCGGCGTCCCGTTCTTCATTGGGGCTTCCCCGATTCAGAACGCGGATTCCCCGGCTACCCCCGGCGTCCCTGTCCTGTGCACCAGCTGGAACGAGGCCGTTCAGAAGCTGGGCTATTCCGATGACTGGGCCACCTATCCCCTGTGCGAGGCGATGTACTCTCACTTCAAGCTGTTCAACGTGTCTCCCGCGATCTTCTGCAACATGCTGGATTCCAGCACCATGAAGAGCGCTGTTGCCGCGGCGGACAAGAATGTCGTGAACAAGAAGGTTGCCCTGACCGCCAAGGCCATCCCCGGCAGCGTGGTCGTGAAAAACGGATCCACTACGCTGGTTCTGGGCACGGACTATGATCTGTACTTTGCCGATGAAGTGCTGACCATCGAAGTTCTGAGCGGCGGCAGCGCCTACAGCGCGACCACGCTGAACGTGGCCTTCGATGAAGTCACCCCAGCCAGCGTGACCACCAACGTGGTGGCAGGCGGCATCGAGGCGGTGGATCTGTGCATGAGCACCATCGGCCTGATCCCCGATCTGATCGTGGCCCCCGGCTATTCCGACAACACCGGTGTCGCGGCTGTCATGGCGGCGAAGGCCGAGGCGATCAACGGCATGTTCCGTGCGAAGGCCCTGATCGACCTGTCCACCGCTGCTACTGGCGGCGCGGACACCTATGACGAAGTCATCGCTCTGAAGAACTCCAACAACTTCACCGATGAAAACGAGATCGTCTGCTGGCCTCTGGTCAAGCTGAGCGATAAGGTCTTCCACCTGTCCACCCAGCTGGCCGGCGTCATCGCCGCGACTGATGCGGAATACGCCGCGCCCCACGTCAGCCCCTCCAACAAGGGTCTGCAGTGCGATGGCCTCGTGACTGCCGCTGGCGGCGAAGTCATCCTCAGCCTGGAGCAGGCGAACATCCTCAACGGCGGCGGTGTCGTGACCGCGCTGAACTTCATGGGCGGCTTCAAGGCCTGGGGCAACTACACTGCCTGCTATCCCACCAACCAGGACGTGAAGGACTACTTCATCTCCGTGTCCCGGATGGTGGACTTCGTGGGCAACACCCTGATCCGCACCTTCTGGGGAAAGCTGGATCTGCCCATGAACCGGCGTCTGATCGATACCATCCTGGATTCCTGCAACATCTGGCTGAATGGCCTGACCGGCTCCGGGTACATTCTGGGCGGTCGGTGCGAGATGATCGATGCGGAGAATCCCGAGACCAACCTGATGGCTGGCATCATCAAGCTGCACGTGTTCGTCACGCCGCCGTCTCCCATGCAGGAGCTCGATTTCGTGATCGAGTACGACCCGGCGTACGTAACCGAAGCGCTGAGCTAAGGAGGGAAATGACCAATGTCCAAGCAGCCTGAATCCAACGTCCTGTTCGAACTGTACGAGGACGGTAACAACTACATGGGCCTGACGCAGGCCACTCTCCCGAACATTGCTTTCATTGTTCAGCAGATCAGCGGCGCCGGCATGAATGGTAACATCGATGTGCCGATTGCCGGTATGCTGGAAGCGATGGAGCTGTCTCTGAACTTCCGGAGCCCCACGGATGCGGCGAAGTCCCTGGCCGCGCCCAAGTCCCACCATCTGGACCTGCGTGTCGCGGCCCAGTATTGGGACAATGTCGGCGCTGAGTACGGGATCGAGGCCGACAAGTACGTGATGGTCACCCGGCCGAAGGCGATGAACCCCGGAAATGTCCAGCCGGCCACTCCCGCGGACACCGCGAACACCTTCTCGGTCGTTTATTACGCCGGGTACAAGGATGGCCAGAAGATCTGGGAAGTCGATCCCACGAACTACATCTGCGTCGTGGACGGCGTGGATTACTTCGCGCCCATCCGGAAGGCCCTGGGCAAGTAACACCTCGGGCTCTGGCGTAATACCAGAGCCCCATTCTTTTTATCCATGAAAGGAGACGAAACACCATGGCAGCTGAAATCAAAAAAGAACTCCCGCAGGACGTGGCCACCGAGGAAAGCACCGGCGCTGTTGTCGTGAATTTGAAGAAGCCTCTGGATTATAACGGCCACATCTACGAGAGTCTGACGTTCGATCTGGAGAACCTGACCGGCAAGGACAGCATGGAGGTCGAGGCAGAGCTGATACAGCGCAAGAAGGGCGCTGTCATCGTAGGCGCACTGAACAACGACTACATCCTGGGCATTGCCGCCAAGGCCTGCAAGGAACCGATCGGATCCGATGCGTTCCTGACGATGAGCCTCAAGGACTTCAACAAGGTCAAGGAGGCAGTCAGAAATTTTTTGCTGAAATAGGCGCCAGCGGTGGTGACGGCGGG